ATGAGGTTATCGGCTGTCTTATAACGCTGCTCGGTTTCCTCAAGACGTGCTTTGTAGTCCACGTCACTTTCATCGGCCTGTTGTTCAGGCTCTTCGTTAGGGGTTTCGGTTTGCTCGACTTGTGGCTGCTCGCTAACTGCGGCTTCCACCATTTCGGCGATTTCTTCTGACATAGATTTCTCCATAAAAAAAGCCCCCCGAATGGAGGGCGTTAGGTAACTAGGTTTCCCTAGATCGAGGCGTTTGCCGCGATATTTGCGGGCTGTGACATTTCAAGCGCCCTGTTCTCTACATTCAAACGATCACGCTCGAACTGCAATTCCTGTTCTTTTAGGTAAAGCTCTCTCATTTTATTTTGGTTATCTAAGCGCGCCTTCTCTAATTCAACGTCCGATTTCTTACTTTCGAGCATCATTGCCTGGTCTTTGCTTTCAAGCTGTGCCGACATTTGCTGTAGCTGCATTTGAGACTGTTCGAGTTGCTGTTGAAGCATCATAAGACGTGGATCATCCCCACCCTCTTCCAAGAGCTTCGGATCTATAATCTTCTTCATGCGCTCTGCCATTGCTTGAGCCCCTTCAACATCCGAGTTCTCGAACATCAAATCACCAACGACATTCATCATTTCGGGGGAGCGAACGATTACGTTTTCATAGAACTGTGCGGAGGCTTGGCGCTTCGTGGCGTAAGATGTACCCGTAGTGACCCTTACGTCAAACTTACCTGTACGAAGATCGACTGTTTCTTCCTGCTCTTCACCCAAGGCACCATTAACGCCAATCTGCTGGGGTTTATCCTCACCATCAATAATGCGAATTACGCGTTCGCTGTCATATATCTCTGGGATTGCGTGAACAAGAATACGCCCGACATGGGTTAGGGATTTAATCAGGTTATCGCCAAAGTGATACGTTGCCGTGTCGGATTCCAGTTTGCGGCTGTCAATGGCCACGCCCGATACTTCATTGGTTCTATCCCCTACCCCTGCGCCGTAAATGCCCAAGGTAGAACGGATATGGTCAACAGATTGGACAAGAGCTTCAACATAACCCATAGGGGACGGAGGGGGAGCGATAGGAAGAGGTGGGCCGAGTGGCGTACCATCGGCATCTTTGGCATTATAACGAAGGACGGCTGTCTTATGGGCATTCAGGTAATCATCAGCGAAATCTTCAACCTGACCCGCTGCGGCCTGCCACTTTGCGCCTGTTTGTTTCATAAGGGAATCGGCTTGCAAGGACTGCCAAAGGTTATGCATTCTCTGCGCTTCTTTGGACTTGCGAATAAGGGAGTATATCTCGCGCTTACCGTCTACCCATGCTTCCTCACCATAGACAGGAACAATAGGAATGTATTTGCCGGGGAAGATTGTCTTTTCTAGTTCGTCCTGACCTGAGAGCATACAACGATGTACAACACGTTTCTTGACTGTGCGGGTTGGGAGGTCTCCCATATCTTCGGTGTAATCAGTGACCTCGCCATTGATCGAGGTAATAACGCGGTCTTGCTCTTCAATGTAGAAATACTCAGCGATAACGATTTCATCATCATCGCCCTTACATTCCTTACCTTCATCCGTGAAAGAGACAGGTGTGAACTTGGGGTAACGCTTTTTAAACTCGGCAACAGATAGCGTCTCTAAGACCCATCCTTCCATTGCATCCGATCCATCAGGCTCGATACAGTCATCAAGATAAACGGCCAAAGGATTTACAACGCGCTTAATGTATAAGGCCTGCTCTAATCCATCATCGTTCTCATAGTCATGGTCAACACGAATAAACCCAAGTGAACACTTGATAGCGTTATTAACAGCCATATCATAGGCATTGTCGGCGTTTGATTTATATTCGATATTCCGAATAAGACCCTTGTATATCTCGGCTGTCTCTTTGTCCGCGCCCGTGGCTGGTATGACATTAATCGAGGGGGTGTTCATACGTATATCATTTGAGACTTGATGCACGAACTGATTAAGCTGGTCTATTTGAATAACAGGGAGGTCGGCTTGTCGTCTGGCTTCTGCTACCCCCTCGTCCCATTGAGAGTGCTTCTCGTCAGATTGGAATTTTAGGTCGTCTTTGGCCTTGTCGTAAATATCATGCCAGTATTGTTTTTTGGTCTCGAAGCTCTTATGAGCTTTCTTTGCTATGTCTTCCAATGTCCTGCCGCTATTTGCATTGATACTGCCTTTGGTTTCTTGGTGGGGGTGATCTCTAGTGCTTGGGCGAGGTATCGAAACGCCGCCGCGCTGTCGTCTTCGTGGATTTCTTTCCACTTACCTGTTTTATCGTTACGCTCTGCCTTTTCATGCCTTAACGCTTGAAGCCCGTCCTGACACTTTGTCTCGTCAATGTAAGCTTCTTTGATTAACTGCTTGGCCTGCCTGCGTCCTGCGTCTGCCGAGAGGGCTGGCATTACACGGGACTTGGTAAGCCCGTATGTTCTAAGCTGGTCTTGAATTGAGCCCTTCATGCCTAGGCGGGTATGCCCTGCATCGTGGGGTAAGTTGTGAAAGCCGTTGTAACCCTTTTCCTTGATCCAATCAGCGTAGAAATCAAGGTCTTTAAAGTTATCGGATATGTGATCTATTATGCGGGTTTCGCGCCCTACTATCTGCGCCACCCATATAGCCGTTGCATCTGCCCGCCCCAAGTCCCAAGCCGTGATAATATCAACGCCTGCCTTTTTGGGGACGCATGTTATTCTTTCCTCGGCCTTAGCATCCTCTAAAAGCTTGGCGTAGTAATGGCCGTGGAATGATGTGTCGTACTCACCAAGCCAGATATGGGCGAAGTCTTCAGGGTTGTTCTTCTTATCAAGCTCGACTTCCCTTAGAACCTCTCCTGAGAGAAAAGGATTGTCTGTATAATTAACGTGAATAACAAGAACATCAGGCTCATTCCTGACCTGATTACAAAACTCGTCAATAGCATCTTCGGGAAACTTCGGGTTCCACGTGAAGATAAGCTGTGATCCTTCTGTCCTAATTGTTGGACGAAGAACCTTTAATGTATTCCGTGTGCAGTTCTGCGCCTCTTCAAACCATGCAATCTTAAACCCCTCTAAGGATTTAATGTTGTCGGCTGTTAGATCGTTCATGCCCTGAAAGTAAAAAAGGCCGGAATCTCTCCCGACCTGTTTACGAACTTCGCTCTGCACTGATTTGTATAGGGAGGAAATCCCCATTTCTTTAACTTTGTTATCAACCAAGGACTTTGACGACTTATCAATTGATTTCTGGATTTCTCTCAATCCGACAATCTTTAAGTCTTCTTCTTCGATAGAACGCTCTATCAGGTAATTAACCACCTCGTGTGATTTTCCCGAACTTCTACCGCCTTTAATGAATATGTATCTGTATTTAGGGTCTAGCGCCTGCGCCCAATCGGCACTGGAGAAGTCAATCTCTATCTCTGGCACTAATGATATTCTTTTTGATCGAGAGCCTTATCTCGCCGTCTACATCTACTTTGTCGTTCAATAAGCCGTGCAGCTTGGCCTTACTGTTGGAAGCGCTAACAGCCGATGCCGCTTGCTTTTCCATCATGGCCAATATGCGGGCTTGTTCCAGTTCTGCGGTGATAGAATCTACCGTGACTTCGTGGCGCTTTTGCAGCCGCTCTTGTAATTGTTTTATCCTTGCAGCAACCTTGCTGTCGTTTAATAGCCTCGAAGCCGCCTCATTAATTGTTTTTGTTGTCATATTCTTGGCGTTGTATGATTGCCTATATGCTTCGCTGGCATTTCCTAGTTCAACGTATTTTTGGGAGAACTTCTCTTTCTTAGGCGTTAGCTTCATTAGCCTGCACCATCAACTGCTTTACATACGCTCTGCGGCCTTTCTTGTACTGGTCGTCAATTAGGCGCTTGTCTTCGTCCGTCCATAGCTCTGGAGGGTTTTTCAGTATATCAAGTAGTCTTTCTTCCATAGTGTTTCCTTTGCCTTGTGGCTGCTCCGAATGGGCAGGAGGGGTTAAGCGATCCTCGCCGCTATTACTGTGTTTGATTTTCCGTTAATGCCTGAGTAATCTGTTTTCTCGTCAAGATCACATCGAAGGGCTTGGTCTGTTGTTACTGCTGTTACTGTACCTGTGCCAAAACGATAATAGACTGCAACTGTTGCATCACTACCCAGCTTGACGTATTTCGTGCCTTGGGGGAGTG